TGGTGCGCCGCGCTTCCGCCGTTTGAGTGCTTGCGGGCAGAAATAAACTCACTGCTAGCAGTGGTGCGCCCTGAGCTTGGCTTGATCCAGTTAAAATTGGCAGTCATAATACACCTCTAATCTGTAATTGGTTGCTGTGCCCCTAAGCACAACCATAGATTAGAGCCAAAAGCCCCTCCTGTCAACAGTTGGGGCTTTTGTTTGCTTTTGATCCAGCCATAACAGCTATGAATTCCGCTACAGCGACGGCGGCATATTGCCAAGCGTCCTGTTGATCTCGCGCTCGAACAGCCGCTCAAACGTGCGCTCAGACTCGTCACGCAAGGCGCGGCGCTGCTCTTCGGGCGTGCCCTCGGGCACTTGCAGCGTGGACTCGATGCGAGCGTTGACGTTGATGTCGCGGCGCCCTGAGCCGCTAGAGCGCACGTCGCCGGAAACGTCAGGCACGCCGCCAAGGATGTTGAGGGCATCGCCTGCGCCTTCGCGCCCCTCGGCCTGGCCAATGTTCTCCCCGCCACGGCGCACACTGCCAATCAGTCCGCCGCCTTCAATGAAGTTGCGCAGCCAGTCGGGCAGAAGGTCTTTCAGCTTCTCGCGCACGCTATCGGCGAAGTCATCGACAGCGGTATCCATGCGGGACAGCACATCGCGCCACTCGCCTTCGAAGGCGCTCTCTAAAAGCCCTTTCCAGTCTGCATAAAACTGTTCCCATGTGCCTAGCACTAGGCCGATAACGGTTTCGTTGCCGTTGTACCAGTTCCACAACTCATCAATCAGCAGAACTAGGCCGAGAAATAAGGGAATACGCAACATGGCCGCGCGCAATGCAGCAGCTGCACCACCTGCCGCCGCCATGCCTGCAACAACGCCCCACATCCACGCAGCGATTCGATAGCCCATCAGCACGCCAATGGCCATGGCTAGTGCCCTTAACGTGTCCTCCCAGCCGCCCATTGCTCGCACGATGCGGTCAACGACAGACACCATAGAAGAGACAATCCGCTGCACAATCTCAAACCCGCGCGCGATGTTATCCATATAGCGGCGTAGGTTTTGGAGCACTAGCTCGCGGTTGGCAACCCACCACTCGACCATACTGGAAACGACTTCGTTAACCGCTGGCACTAGGCGCTCGGCAATCTCACCCGAAATGCTGGCTGTGATAAGGCCCACTTCCGAGAGCGTGTCGATGAAATCCTCGCCAGCACTTGTCGCGGCCTCTGAGTACCCGCCGCCTAGCTCCCTGGCTCGCTGGGCCTGCTCTCGGAATGCCTCGCTGTTGCGGTATAGTGCTGGCCCCAGCCTTCGGCCTAGTCGCGTGCCGAGCACGTCACCAGCGATGGCGCTCGCTTCCTGCTCGTTGCGCGCGTTGGCCAGTTGCTCGGTTAGCGCCTCCATTGCGTCGCCGGTAGTGATCGAGCCTGACGCTACCTGTTCCTGACTAAACCCCATATCTACTAGCGCGTCGGCGTACTTCCCGCCTTCCCGCGCGGCTCTACCAATGCGCTGGTTAAGACGGCCTAGAGCACGGTTAACGTCTTGGTCGGATACCTGCGCCACTTGGCCCATAGCGAACACTAGCGACTGGTACTCATCCACCGCCAAGCCCGCTTCCTGAGCGTTCTTAGCGATGGCGTTGCCAGTGTTGGCCATGCGGGTAGCGAGGGCAGCAGCAGCGCCCACCGTTGCGGCGTACGCGGCAGTTAACGCAACAGCAGCACGGCGCACCTTGCGGAGCGACGACTCATGCTTGTCAGCGGCTTTGTTGTCAGCCTGAAAGCCCAGCTTGGTCAACAACTCGCGGACAATCACTTAGGCGTCTCCTTCGGTGCGTTAATGTCGGCGCGCATGTCTAGCAGGGCATTGGCTTTGTACACGTCAACTAGGCTGTAGGTGGCATCCTTGCCGTCGATCTCTGCGAGGGTGGCGACCTGCTCTAGCACAAGCCGCCATGCTGCCCACTCTGCTTCAAGAGCCGGGTCTAGCTTACCCGGCATTTCGCCCTTTACTCGACGGCGCCGCTTGGGCTGCCAGTAGGCGCCGCCATGCTGAAAAGGTCTCCGAAATTCACCTGAAGCACGAACCACAAGCCTTGATACAGCTCGCCATAGTTGGCCGAGAAGTGCTCGTTGAAGTTGCGGTCAGTGCCCATATCACGCCCTTCGACTACAGCGCCGTACATCATGTCTTGGATTAGCTTGGGGGTACGCTGCTCGTCAATCTGGCTAAACAGCGCATCGGCCATTACCTCTGCGTCCATGCCTAGCAGTGCTTCGGTTGCATCATCGCCTGATTTGGCAGCGGATGCGGCATTAGCTAGCGGGCCGATTACGCCCCGCAGAAGCGGGGCAATACGGGCCTGCATCTTAATGCCGAACATGCCATCCCATGGTGTTACTTTCCATTCGTGGCCGTTGATAATTTTGGTTTGTGCGTCTCGTGCCATCGTCTCTTAACTCCGTTAATCAGTTGCGCCATTGCCGCCAGTAACTTGAGCATTACCGCCGACGAATGAGTCGATTCTAGCACAATCCATGATCCATTCGCGCTCGTTGATCTCCTTGCCAAAGTCGTTGTCGGGCATTTGCTGGCACCAGCCCGCGCTTGCATAGTGCAATGTGCGCCCGCCAGTGTCCTTGACCATGATGGGGACAACGCCGTTACCGCCTTGCTCATCGGCAATCATAAAGCCGCTAAGCACGTCATTTGACGGGCTGGTTTGCTTGAGCGTGATGGTAATAGTGCCAGCGCGGTTGGCTGATTTGGCGCGGCTAGTGGAGCCATCAGCGCCGGTCACTTTGGTAAACGCCTGCTCATCGCGTGACACGCTAACGAACGTGCCATCAGCGAGGCCCGACATCGGCACCCCACCAACGATGATTTGAACGTCTTCGGATGCGTAGGTATAAACGCCTGCCATGTGGATTACCTCTCAGTTATGGGTTACGGGCGGACGGTGCCACGCACCTGCACGGAATTGACCGCACCCACCAGCGTCGCCTCAAACGTGATGCCGGGGAAGTGGCGCTCTGCACGGTCGGTCGGGTCTTGATCCTGCCAGCGCGGCACTGACACATCGTAGTTGTCGGCAATCACCTGGCGATCAACGGCGATGTCTAGACGACGGCGCACTACCTCAGCTTCGATAATCTCGCCGCCGCCAACGTAGGGAATTCGGCCTACGCTAGTCTGGTATGCAACGTAATCCTCTTGCATCCGCTGTTGCAGCCAATCAATGCCGCGCACGATATCAAGATAGATGCCAGGCTCGCTGGTATAACCGCCGTATGTGATGCTGTTGCCTGCCACGCTGTCGTAGTAGTTGCAGCGCTTACCGCGTAGGGCCGCAATCTCACCGCTGGTAAACGAGTCGGTCGGGATGCCGGAAAGCGTCTTCCACGCCCAGTTGGCGGTGCCAGGGTCGCGCGGCAGCATCTCGCCGAACCATGCGGCCTCGGGATACGCTTCGGCAGCGGCAGTGTGATACAGCAGGCCGGTGCGGCTCAGGTTTTGGTCAAGCAGCGTGCTAGCAATGTCGGTGTCAAGCTGCGCATCGAGAATATCCGCGTCGTCAGTCACTGCGATAAACAGCTTTTGGCGCGCCTCAACGTTACCTGCTACGGCTTCGATGTCGGTGCTATCGCGGGACTCAATAGCCAGAGCATACCAATCGTTATCCGTGGCAATGGTAGACACCAGCGCATCAACCCAGCTATCCATCTCGGCCTTGTGGGCGATCTTCAACCGCTGGAAACCTTGGCCCTGGCCGAATGCAGCCTCGGCGAACTTGTACGGCTCGGACTCTACCGCATAACCAAAGTCTTCGACTTCCTGCAAGCTACCGAACACAGGCGTTACAGTGCCCGCGTCCTCGGTGGCGTCTTCGGTGAGAAACAGAAGCGTTCCGAAACCCATGCGGGATACGGTTTGCGCCTCAAAAGAAATCTGGATGTCAGCATAGTCGCGCAATGCCATCGGTTACACCTCTAGAGTCTGGGTGGATTCATAATCAGTGTCGCGGACGGTGCCCGTGACGGTTGCGGTTTCAATTAAGCCCAATTCGTCAGCCTGCGTAACGGTGGTGCCAAAGCGCACATCAAACGTTGCTCGCGGCTCCCACTGTGTATCCATTAGCTGCGGGTTATCTTGCAGCATCTCGACCCCCCGGAATGCCCAGCCTTCGCCCTTGAGTAGCGAGCGCACGCTGATCAGCTCAAGCGAATTCCGTAGGTCTTGGCATGTGTTGAACGCAACACGCGGGTCAAACCCATCGGCGGCGGCGTAGACGTTGATTGAAAACGTTACCTCCACGTCACTCGTCACATCTGCGCTGCCCTCGGCGTCAACAGGCGCATAGCTAGCGCGGTGAATGCGCGGGCTGCTGATTACCTGAACGCTTGCGTACGGGCGCGCGGGCCTGGGTGCGTTGTTGGGCACCCATGTAGTAACGAGGCCGGTCGTGTCGGCGACCCAATGGCGGACGGCTTCGGTGTTCACTGTTCCGCCTCCTTGACTGCAATCGACTTAAAGTGGTTTATAATGCCGTTCGTCCACCGCTCAACGTGCATGACTTCGAACATGGCGCCGTAAATCTCAATACGGTCGGCATTAGTCTCGGCGTTATCGTCCGCCATCTTTAGCTCAGTGCGGCCATATAGCGTGAACGCCTGCCGATCCCTGCGGCCTTCGGGCAACATCTCCATGTCGTTCTGGTTCGACGGCTGCACGCTACAGCGAGCGGTCAGCGTGGTAGGCTTACCGGGCTGCCAAATGCCATCGACAAACTCCCCTTCACCGCCATCGCGGGTCACTGTCAGCGGTTGACGAAAGCGGCTAAACATTCTCCACCTCATGGCGGATGCTGTTTCGTAGGCGGCCTTCGTCAACTAGCGGGTTGCTGCTACCCTTGCGGCGCACGGTTTCATCAGCATTGGGAGGATTGTCGAGGGC